GTTTGATGTATGAGGGTAAAGCCCCTGAACTTTCCGAAACTAAGTCTGCTAGAATGCCTGCCTTCTTTGAGCATAGCAACGTAAACCTCCCACAGTATGCCTGATTTAAATCTTCTCGATGTACGTGGCATGACAGCCAATGCTATGCTCGCCAAGCTAGAAGAAACTTTTCCACCCACCAATCCTACGCCTGACGATACAATGCAAAAAATTATGTACCGATCCGGTCAACGTAGTGTCGTTGAGTGGGTCATTAAATATATGGAGGAAGAATAATGCCTAGTTATTCTAATGTAAATGCAATCTGGTCAGGGTCTTCCCAATCAAAGGCAAGCAAGTTTGTCGGGAGAATGCCTGATCTATTTATTGGTGGACCTAGGGGTGATGGTAGCTCTGGCGGTTACTACAAAACTGGGTATGATCCAGGTGTACAAGGTAGATTCGGTAGACCCGCAAAAAATATCTACATGTGGAGGGATGATACACCAGCGGCTCCAACGCCTAAACCTCCACCGCCACCTAAACCTGCACCCAAACCTGCCACTGTCAAAGCAAAACAAGTTACAACTCCTACTAATAAGTACCAATCACAGATTGCTAAGTTAACAAAAAACTTATCAACTTATAAAGACACTATAAATAGTTTGAAGATAGATTTTGGCGAGCAAATTAAAAATTTACAGTCAGATTATGCTGCTCAAACAAAAGATTTAATTTCAAACTATGGGTTGCAAATTAGTGATTTAAAGGAAGGTTTTCAAACAAAGTTTACAGAACAAGAGGCATCTTTTGTTGACAGGTTGAACAAACAGCAAAAAGGTTTTGACGTTTCTATGGCAAACCAACAGATTGCTGGTAAAGCCGCTAATCTACAAATTGGTTCAAACCAGAGTAACGCTGCACAACAAGGCGGAACAGCTGGTTTCCGAAACAGAGGATTACAATTTAATACACCAGCATATGCTGGGTTGTCAATTAATTCAGGGAACATTAACATCTAATGACTGCTAAATCTCGTTACGACAGATTGTCTTCAGACCGTTCCCAGTTTCTAAACAGTGCTAGACAAGCAGCAGATCTAACATTACCTTATCTTATTAGAGAAGATGAGCACTTTACTAAAGGTGCTCTTAAACTTCAAACACCTTGGCAGTCAACAGGAGCTAAAGGTGTGGTAACGCTTGCAAGTAAACTTATGCTTGCATTGCTGCCACCACAAACCAGTTTCTTTAAACTCCAGGTTAACGATATTAACCTTCCACAAGATTTAGGACCACAGATTAGATCAGAACTTGACTTGTCATTTGCTAAAGTTGAACGCACTATCATGGAATCCATTGCGGCTTCTACTGATCGTGTCATCGTTCATCAAGCACTTAAGCATCTTGTTGTTGCTGGTAATGCTCTTATCTTCATGGGTAAGGATGGGCTCAAGCTCTATCCCCTTAACCGCTATGTGATTGATAGAGATGGTAACGGTAATGTTATTGAAATTGTAACAAAAGAAACAATCTCGAAAAAATTACTCAAAAAATTTTACCCGGATTACAAAGAAGAACAACCTAACAATGTATCTGACGAATCATCTGGTCAAGATGATGAATGTGATATTTATACACACGTCACCTTGGATAACAACAGATGGATCTGGCACCAAGAGGTTTACGGTAAGCTGCTTCCCAAGTCCATGGGCAAGGCACCGCTTGACGCAAACCCCTGGCTTGTGCTACGCTTCAACCACGTAGACGGAGAAGTCTACGGACGTGGTAGGGTGGAAGAGTTCATTGGTGATCTTAAGTCACTTGAAGCACTGTCACAAGCCATCGTTGAAGGCAGCGCAGCAGCTGCTAAGGTAGTGTTTACTGTCAGCCCAAGCTCCACAACCAAGCCCCAGACACTTGCCAAGGCAGGTAACGGTGCTATCATCCAGGGACGACCTGATGACATTGGTGTAGTACAGGTTGGGAAGACAGCTGACTTCCAGACTGCCTATCAAATGATTGGCTCTCTAACTCAGCGTCTAAGTGAAGCATTCTTGATTATGAACGTCAGGGATTCTGAACGTACCACCGCTGAAGAAGTTAGGATGACACAAATGGAACTAGAGCAACAGCTTGGAGGCTTGTTCTCTTTGCTGACTGTTGAGTTCCTTGTACCTTATCTAAATCGTAAACTTAGCGTTGCACAAAAAACTGGAGAGATTCCTCGGCTTCCTAAAGGTGACATTGTTAAACCAACTATTGTTGCTGGTATCAATGCACTTGGTCGTGGACAAGATCGTGAAAGTCTCGCACAGTTCCTTACTGTGATTGCCCAAACAATGGGTCCAGAAGCTATTGGACAATTTATTAATCCCGATGAAGTAATCAAACGCTTGGCTGCTGCGTCTGGTATTGATGTCTTGAACCTTGTTAAGAGCATGGAAGAGTTACAAGCTGAACAACAACAAGCTATGGATCAACAACAGGCAATGCTGCAACAACAGCAGGTGCCACAGATGGCAGCTGTTGAACAAAAACGTGAACAGACTGCAGTTCAGGCAGCACAACAACAACAACAACCACCAATCGAATGAGCGAAACACTTACGATGAATGAAACACCCGCTGATCAGCCAGAATTTAATGCTGATGAGCAAGACTCCCTGCAGGTTGCTGAGTCATTGGGTGAAGAGCAACCGCTACTCGCTGGTAAATTTAAAGATCAGCAATCGCTTGAAAAAGCATACCTTGAACTGCAACAAAAACTTGGAGAACCACGTGATGAAGTACAAACCACCGAAGACGAAGGCGAGCCAGCAGAGCAAGAGCCAGAAAAAGAAGTAACTGAAGAGCCTGATGGTGAGCAGCTGACTGAAGCACAAGCACAGCAACTGTTTGAAATGGTTGGTGGTGAAAAAGCTTACAATTCTATGATTCAGTGGGCTGGTCAAAACCTTTCTCAAGAAGAGATTCAGATGTATGACAATGTCATGGGATCTGGTAATGCTTCTTCAATCTATTTTGCTGTACAAGCACTTGCTAATAAATACGGTGATGCTACTGGATCTGACGGTCAACTACTGACTGGTAAAGGTACGGCTAACCAATCACAAGGTTTCCGTAGCCAGCAAGAATTGGTACAAGCTATGGCTGATCCACGTTACGATCGTGACCCTGCATACCGCCAAGAGGTTATGCAAAAACTTGAAAATTCTGACGTACAATTCTGATGACTGTTACCACCAACGATCGCGGACAACAAAACCTCTTTGCAAAAGAACCCACCATGTACACTGACGACAACTACACTGTGACTCACAACGAAAAAGCTGAGATGCTCAACGGTCGCCTGGCTATGCTGGGTGTGATGGCTGCGCTTGGAGCGTACGCACTAACTGGTCAAATTATCCCCGGAGTATGGTAGTGCCTAAAGGTCTCTACGCTAATATCCACGCAAAACGAATGCGTATTAAAAAAGGTTCGGGAGAAAAGATGCGGAAGCCTGGCAGTGCCGGTGCTCCTACCGCAGCTAACTTCAAACGAGCTGCTAAAACTGCCAAGAAAAAATGATTGAATGCCCTGATTGTACTGTGCAACAGCAGTACGTACTCGAACAACTGCAGACTGTTGCTGATGTAAAAGATCGTACTGCCCTTGCTGTCATCATGGGTAACATCGAACAAGAGTCTAACTTTAAACCTAACGTTTGTGAAGGCGGTGCTATTGTACCTTACGATCGCTGCCTTCGTGGAGGTTATGGTCTTATTCAATGGACAAGCATTGACCGTTATAATGGTCTAGGTAATTATTGTGCTAGTCGTAATGAAGACCCTAGTACCCTTAAGTGTCAAACTGCTTACATGATTGATGAAATGAGGTTTAGGGATGACCTTGAAGCGTTTCAAACGCCACACCAAACAGTCCCTTATTACATGAATGCTGCCTACTACTGGTTAGGATGGGGCATCCATGGTAACCGTACTAACTACACTTATTCTTTTCTAAACAAACTACAATGAAATTCTTTGCTATCCTCCCCGCAGCCCTGATCGCTGCTGCCCCTGCTGTTGCCGGTCCTTACGCTAACATTGAGAACAATGCTGGCTTCACTGGATCTGATTTCAACGGTCATGTGACTGACTTCCACGTGGGTTATGAAGACGGTGGTTCCGTTGGTAGCTGGTATATCCAGGGCGGTCCTTCTGTGTTCTCCCCTGATGGTGGTGAAGCAGACACTAAACTGACTGGTAAGATTGGCGGTTCTGTTAATGCTACCGAACAACTCTCTGTTTACGGTGAGCTTTCTGCTGCCTTTGACTCTGTTAATTCCTATGGTACTAAAGCTGGCGTGAAGTACAGCTTCTGATAAATTAAATATGTGGTGGGTGGGTCGGCAATTTCTAACTAAAAAATTTTTATGGCAACTTCTGTACTTACCCGTCAGGAGTCAACCTGGGATCAATTTTGTGCCTGGGTGACTTCGACTAACAATCGTCTTTATGTCGGGTGGTTTGGCGTGTTGATGATTCCTTGTCTGCTCGCTGCTACCACCTGTTTTATTCTTGCTTTCATTGCTGCACCTCCTGTAGACATTGATGGCATTCGTGAACCCGTTGCTGGCTCTCTTCTGTATGGTAACAACATCATCTCTGGTGCCGTCGTGCCTAGCAGTAACGCAATTGGACTACATTTGTACTCGATCTGGGAAGCCAATACCCTTGAGGAATGGCTGTACAACGGCGGACCCTATCAGCTCGTTGTGTTCCATTTCCTTATCGGTATCTTCTCTTACCTGGGACGAGAATGGGAACTTTCGTACCGACTTGGGATGAGGCCCTGGATCTTTGTTGCTTACTCTGCCCCCGTGGCTGCAGCGACTGCAGTCTTCCTTGTCTACCCATTTGGTCAAGGTTCTTTTTCAGATGGAATGCCTCTTGGCATTTCCGGTACGTTCAACTTCATGTTGGTCTTCCAGGCTGAACATAATATTCTTATGCACCCTTTCCATA